CACAAGTTGAAGCTCTTTTTAACTTATACGCAAACTCAAAGTTCTCTGATTATACTCATAAGGATAATTTACACGACAGAGCGAGTGACGCCTTCGATACAGCTTTTTTAGGCGGTGATAGTTTGTGTATAATTAGATATGGTGATCACGGACCTAATTTACAGGTTATAGACGGACAGCAAGTTGAGAATCCTTTTGACGACAAAGGAAAAGTTAACGGAAATGTAATCAAGCACGGTATCGAAATGGACAGCAAAGGTCAGCATGTCGCGTTCTGGATTCGTGTTGATAAAGATTTTCAAGAAGGAGAAGAAGTAGTTGAGCACCAAAGAATCAAGGCAAAAAACTCAAGAGGTGGTTTAGTAGCTTGGATGATATATGGTATCAAGCACAGGATAGATCACCACAGAGGAGTCCCGGTGATTAGTTCTATATTAGAAAAAATTGCAAAGCTTGATAGATACGTTGAAGCAAGTGTGACGAAAGCAGAGCAATCGGCAAATGTCGTTTACGCTTTTGAGCATAGCGATAAAAGTACTGGTGAAAACATTTTAACTCAGAGTTTAACTGGTAAAAAAACAGGTATAAACGATGAAAGATCTGCATTTGAGGAAAACGGCAGAACTGCTGCTAGTCTAAGACAAGGTGTTTCGGGAATGGTTATGAATTTAGCTCCTGAAAGTAAACTTGTATCACTCTCGAATCCACACGAGATGTCATTCAACGAGTTTTTTAGATCAGTTTTCACTGCTCTTTGCGCTGCTGTAGATATACCAGAGGAAGTTGCTTTACAAAAATATGAACAAAATTATTCAAGCTCTAGAGCAGCGATTAACGGCTGGGAGCATATTGTTGAAATATACCGTGTAAAATTCGCAAATAAATTTTATCAGCCATTTTATAGAGCTTGGTTTGAATACCAGGTTTTAGATAATAAAATTAAACTTCCATCACTTCTAAAAGCTTTACAAAAAAATGATGTCATGTGTCTCGAAGCTTTTTACAAATCTAAGTTCACGGGTAAGAAAATGCCTCACATAGATCCCGCTAAAGAAGCCAAAGCGATTAGAACAATGTTAGGAGATACTGAAACCCCTTTGATTAGCTTAGAACAAGCCACTGAGCTTCTAGGGGCTGGTGATTGGATGTCTAACTATAAAAAATTCAAAAAAGAAAACGAATTAATACCAAAAGAAAATGCAGAAGGTAAAGACGACGAATCTAATCCAAATATGGTCAAAAAATCTTAGACCTAGGGTTGGAGATACTGTTTCTATTGACGGAAGCGAATACACTAATTTAACAGGATCTAATAGTGATCCTTTATTAAATTTAGGTGACTGGAAAGAGTTGCCTAAAACAATAGAAGTTTTCGAAAAAGACATTGTTGAAGTTTATAGCAAAGACCAAATAATAAACCAACCTTTATTAAGTAATAAGGTTTATAAACTAGAATTTAGTCCTGTTTTAGAAGATGGAGAATTCATAGAAGCTGGAGATTCTTTAACATTTAAAGGAAATGGATTTAATGTGACAACTTTAAGCACAGTAGCTCTTAATGGAGTTATATTTAAAAGCAAGCAAGGTGGATCAGGCGATGTTATTTTACAAGAAATGCAGGTCAGTGCTTTTGGAGTAAATTCACAAGTTTTTGACCTAGAAGATAATGACGGATCTCATGCAATTGAGTTAGAATATGTTAATTTCACCGGATCAAAATCTTTAGGCAGAATAAAAGGATACAGACAAGGAACTGGAACCGCTTTAGGTTTTTACGGATGCTTAGACGGACTACAATTAGCAGGTCAATGGAGTGGCTTTAAAATTTCAAATAGTAATTTATTTGGTTTTGCTTCATCAGGAACTTTAATTAAAAAAGATGTTGACACTTCTTTTTCAAACAGACTTTTTATCAACTTGAATTTCGATGTTCCTACTGGTTCTAAAATAACAGATCTTGGTAGTGATAATTTTGAACAAAACGAGCTTTTTCAGCTAAATAGCTGCATCGCGAAAGTTAACGGAGTGATATCAATTGATAACGCTGAAACTTTAGCGCCTAATATTACAGCAAACGATGAAAAATCGCTATGGATAGGAAATATTGGTTTACCTGATACAGCTACTGAAGTTCTTGTTGACGACAATACTGTTTCTGGGACTTTTACTATTGACTGGTTAAAAGATACCTTTAATTTGACTATGGTTGGAGATACTGTTTTTACAGAAAAAAATCTTCCAGCTTCAGGAAAAAATACGCAAGAAATAAAGATATACTTAACAGGCGATTTTATACCTACTTTTCCGTCGAATTGGATAGTTAACTCAGTTGGAAGTTACAAAGGAGCTGATTTAAACGAAATAAGAGTTAAGTACTTGAAAAACGGCTTGTACTTTTTAAATATTTCAAATAGCTTAAGTGTATATCCGAGGCCGTTCGTCACTAATATTACACCAGCTGGAATATTACCAAATCAAACTAAACAAATCACTATTAATGGCTTATATTTCACACCTGCTACGGTAGTCAGGGTGCCCGGGTTAACAGTTAACACAATTAGTTTCATTTCTCCTGAGGAAATAAAAATAAGCCTTACCGCTGGCGCTATTGAAAGCAGTTATAATCTGATAGTGGATAACGGCACCCAAACTCAGGTCGATGCTGCGATTTTAGTAAATAACGGAAATGTGGTCGTGCCTCAAGAAGCTGAATTCATTGAAAGATCAAATGTAGATGTAGATAATGGTTATGTAGCTAACAACGACGTTAATAGTAATGGATATACTAAATGGAGCAGAGTATTCACCGCGGGGCAACTCTTTACTTTACAGTTCAGACCTAGTGTAAACGCTTTGAAATTTGAACCCGGAGGAGCTAATAGAATCTATTTTTACAACGCATCTGACGGCGCTCAAAGAAGAAGGCATGATATATCAAGAAATCCTAATGGCAGCTATTATATAGCTACTAACGTAGCTGGAGCAACTTCTGGAGGGTACGTGCCAGACCCAAATATTGTTATAAGGCAAACAGCTGACAGTTTTCAAATCTTAGACAGTAATAACAATGTTTTAATTTCTAAATCAGTAGGTCCTATCAATTCGGATTTTAGAATAGGGTTTACTTCTGATAATATGGACTTTAACGATATAAAATTTATAGAACAATAATATGAAACTAGTAACAAAAGAAAGCACGTATAAAAGCCCTAAATTAGGCCAAGGTTATTTTAATAACGTCTTTATAGAAGATGTATCTACAAAAATTATCAGAAAATCAAACACTTTGGAAATCGTTTTTGCTATGTTTTCAAAGGACAACGGAATAACTTCTGAATTAAATAGAACGAGTATGATTTTTAAAGGTTTAGAATCAGAAATACCAACCGGAAAAACAACTAATCAACCTAGTATTGTTCAAGTTGAAAACCCGGATTACGAAGTTGGTTACGAAATAAAAGAAGAGGATACTGATGAGGTTATTAAAAAGAAAACCACTCCTTCATTTAGATACAATATGATTGAGTGGCTTACTCAAAACAAAGGGGAATTAAACAATGCAACTGTAATAGATTTTGGCTATCCTACTTTTGAAAAAGCTATTGAGTTCTTCAATGGAGGCGATTTAAAAAATCCTGAATTAACTTTAAGCGATCAAATATCAATCGGTTTTTTACTTAGTAAATTAATAATAAATGGAGAGCCAGCTGGAAACCAATTTACTTATTCAGAATGAAAACTAAACACTATCAAATCGCAAGCATAGAAGGCGCTGTATATGAGTTATTGTTAGAGCAATGTAATAACATAGAATGGATTGAAAAAGCTTTTAAGCAAGCTTGGTATTCGTTTGAAAAAGACGGATGGAAATACGACGGAGCTACTTTTGTCCGTGAGCTAAATGAAGAATATTGGGAGATTGCTGCATTTATTCACGACTGGTTAAACCATATTGGATACGTTGGCAAAAAAGCTGATTTATACTTTGTTAAAATAATGATCACTTTAGACTACGGTGAAAATATTATTTTTGAGCGATGTAAGTGGATGCAATGGACTTGGTTGAATTATTTTTGGCATTGGTTAAGATTTAAAAATCCTAAAAACGACCTGCCTTTGTTTTTAAAATAAAGCTTACATTTGCTTAAAATAGTTTTAAAATGGATATTTATTGGGATAAAGCCGGCAGAAGATTTTTAAGAGTCTTGTCAGCTATCGTTTTGATTTTTTATGTAGTTTACCGAATTTGTATTCCTTTGGTATCAGGAAAAGTAATTCATTTAGACAGTAACGATGGTTATATAATTATGGGAGCGATTGCGATGCTTATTTGTATCGAGGTCTGGGTTGCTTTTTTGAAAAAATTTGGAAACTATGCCGGAGACAAAAAGAAATAATAAAAGCTTTAAAGAAAAGCTTGATATAATCTATAAAACGATTATTCGTTATAACAATATTTTTAAAGTTACCATGATTTTTTCGGTAATATTTTTGTCTTTCAAATCGTTTATGTTTAGCAAGGAAATAAATAACCAAAATGCAACTATAAGGGAACAGAGTTTATCTATTATTGAAATGCAAGAGAAAATAAATCAACAAGAACTTCTTATAGGTCATTTGATTCAAAACAATATATCAAGAAATAGAAACTTCAACGACTTAAAAGTTCCTTTTTGGATCAAAGCAAAGCAAGGTGATAAATATGTAATGATATTCGTTAACAAATTTTTTGAAGATGTTTTTTTAAAGCCTAACGATCTGACTAAATTTGACTATATAGGCAGGTCTGACGAAACTGTTTTTGGTGAAATGTTTGCTAGTATATATAAAAAATCAGATTCAGTATCATCTTTGATTAAAGAGCCTAGAATGTTTGAAGAGCCTTTAGTTGATAAATACGGAACTTCAGGACGTATAAAGTCAATTAAATGGAGAGAAATAACGCCAACAGATACGCTGATTTATGGCGTCGGTATAATGTTTTAAATAATTAAATTATGGGATTCGCTTTCGGAAAAAGAAGTAAAGAAGAGATTTCAACAATGCACAACGACCTTCAAAAGGTTTTTAATTTAGCAATAAAAAGAACTAAAGTTGATTTCGGAATTACTGAAGGACATCGCTCAGTAAAAAGACAGCAGTATTTATTTCAAATGGGCCGTTCAAAAATCGACGGAGTCACAAAACTTGGAAAACATAATTTAAAACCTGCTGAGGCTGGCGATATTTACATATATCACCCGGATTTAGAAACTCGCAGAAAGTTAGCTTATAATAGAGAGCACCTTTCTTATGTCGCTGGAGTGATTGATTCTTGTGCTGAAGAGCTTTTTGAAGCTGGCGAAATTTCGCATAAAATAAGATGGGGAGCAAATTGGGATTCAGACGGTATAATAGCTTTAGATCATAATTTCGATGATTACCCTCACCACGAACTTATAAACGCTTAAACAATGCTTAAATTTATTTACGATTGGTTTAAATTACAGAAGCCTATTACAAAGGTTTTTATCGTCCTTTTTTTATTGGCTTTATCTTATGCAGCTTATAAGTCTATTAGGCTAGCAAAAAGCGAATATGACCGCCTGAAGTACATTGAGCATCAATATCAAGAAGCTCAAGAAGAAATTAACAAAAGAGAGGAAAATGAGTCTAAAATAATAGATTCATCAAAAAAACAAACCAAAAAAACATCAAAAAAGAAAACTGAAATTGATGAAAAATTAAAGCAAGATGAAAAAAGCATTGACGATTCTAGTGTTACTGATGACGATATTAAAAGTTTCATCTCAAAGCATCAAGAAGGATAGCGTAACGATTCATAAAAAAACTTTTATTTCAATAATGAAAGAGAGCCGCAAGTGTGATTCGCTTAGAGTTGCTTTCGAGAATAAAAGCGTTTTAATTGAAGATATCATAAAGTCTAACAATCAGATGTATATTGATTTTCAAAACGAAAGAGACTTAAAAAATCAAGCTTTAAAAAGAAAAATTGACGCAGAAAACGAGCTTAAAAAACTTGACAAAAAAATATTTTCAATAGGTTTTCACTTTGGCTCAACAGTAGATAAAGACTGGAATCCTGTTCCTGTTATAAGTGTTGGTCTCAATATTCATTTATTTTCTTTCAACCTTTAGTAGATTTCCTATAAAAAAAAATTATATATTTGCTTTATGATAAACTTTTCACTAAGTCGAGAAATATACGGCATCACTCCTTGGGCGATGGATGTTCATAGCCTGCCTGTTTTGACTTCTTTGTTAAAAGACTTTAGAAATGGTGTTAAACTTGACTTTGATAAAAACGATAAAAACAATCAATTATCATTACTTGAAGTTTGCAGCGAAACAAAAATTATCACCAGGCCTTACGGTAATTCATGGAACCCTGGTCAGCTTGAAAATAATGAAAATTTTGACGGAATAGGCGTTATTAAGCTCAACGGACCTATCACAAAGTCAGGGGGTATGTCGAGCAATGGAATGATCGCTTTAAGTTCTTTGATGTTAAAAATGGCAAGCGACGAAAGAATCAAAGGCTTTTGTATTCTTGCAGATAGCGGAGGTGGTTCTAGTATTGCAGTTCAGTTCATGGATGAAGCTATTAGGTCAATCAGACAATCAGGAAAGCCTGTTTTTGCTTTGGTTGAAAAAGGAGGAATGGCTTGTTCAGCTTGTTATGGAATTATTTCTGGTTGCAATGCTATCTATATTGAAGATAGTATGAGCCACATTGGATCACTAGGTACAATGATTCAAACAGAAGGAAGAGAGGCGAATACTGAGAATTCTGATGGCAAAAAATTCATCAGAGTTTACGCAACAAAATCGGTAAGAAAAAACGAAGCTTTTGAGGAAGCTTTTAATAATGATAATTATAAACTAATTATCAATGATCTTTTAGATCCTATCAACGAAAACTTTTTAGGAAAAATAATAGAAAACAGACCCGCTCTATCATCGGTAAAATATGATGACGGAAAAAGCTATTTCGCAAGAGATGTTGAAGGAAGTTTTCATGATGGAGTTAGTAGTCTTGAACAAATAACTGAAGAGATTTTAAATTATTCAAAAGTAAAAAGTAAATCAATAAATAATAGTAAATCAATAAATAATAGTATTATGACAAAAGCGGAATTCAAAGCTGATAACCCGTCTGCTTATGCTGAAATCGTTCAAGAAGGAGTTCTTTCTGAAAGAGATCGAGTAGGTGCTTGGTTAGCTCACAACGAAACAGATCCTAAATCTGTATCAGAAGGCATCGAGTCTGGTGAGCCTATTTCAGCTACTGCGAGAGAAAAACTTTATGCAGTAAAAATGTCAAAAGAAACAGTTGAAAACCTTAAAAATGATTCAGCCGACGACGTAGTGTCAAAAGAATCTGGCGGCGACCCAGATAAGTCTAAAAAAACCAAACAAGAAAAAGAGGTTGAAGCCGCTTTTGAGTTTGATTTAAAATAAGAAGAAATGGAAAAAGTAACAGCAAATCAAACGGTTTCGAGCAGAAACCAATCTACTGTTAAATTTGAAAGAAAAAATATTTTTCTTTTTGGTAACAGGTATGTAGAAGCTACTTTTTTAAATAAAGAAGCTGAGGAAGTAGTTGTTGAGGACGGGCTTTTGCTGGTCAGAGACATACAAGGAGGTGATCCTACAAAAGTGGTTCCAGTATCTTACACAGATACAGATAACAATAACCTTGCAGATATTATTGGTGTCAGTAATTTTGGAGGTCAGGTGACCTTAGCAGCGTCAGCGGAAACCAACTGCAACTGTGCAATCAGTGGAGATATTGACGCAGGCCTACTCACTCTACCTGACGGAGTAACACTTGATACCGTTGTCGGTAACAAGATTTTAAAAGATGTATTAACTGATTTAGGTTTCGTTTTGTTTAACGTGACTGAAAATTCTAAATTCGATAACTAATGATTTCACTTCAAGAACATAGCGGAAGAATCGCTAAAAAAGTGGTCGGAAGATTTGTTGAAGATATACCAGTGAGAACTGGTTTCTCAGACTTATTTCCGAGAGAAACAACTCAGACACTCTATGTTGATGTAGAGGTTGAGAGAGATAATGATTTGATAGCTGTTGACGTTTTACGTTTTACAGAAGGAAACAAAAATAAGTTCACCAGAGCTACTGAAAAAACTTTTGTACCTCCTTACTTCAAAGAAGACTACGACTTCGCTAGAGACGAAGTTTATATGAGCACAGTCGCTCTAGGAGCTACAAACATTTCCGGAGCTAATCAGGCAATCGCTCAAAATGCTTTAAAAAATGTTAGAAAAAACAGAGCTAAAATAGAGCGAGCAATTCAGAAGCAGCAAGCTGAAGTCCTTCAGACAGGAATTGTTGAGCTTAAAAACGGAGACAATATTGATTTTGGTAGAAAAGCGGAGTCTATCGTTACTTTAGCTGGTGGTGATAAATGGGATGCCGAGACAGCAAAGCCAATTGACAACTTAAAAACCGCGATGAAGTTTTTGAGAAATGTTGGTCACTCAAAATCAGGAGTGATAAATGTTTTCATGAGAGATACTGCAATGAACAATTTTCTTCAAAATGAACAAGTGATTAAGGTTGCTGATTCAAGAAGAATGAACAGAATTGACATCGTGATGCCTAAGTTTGCTGAAAATTCAGGTTTAGCTTTTCACGGACAGGTTGCTGCCGGTGATTTTACAATGAACCTATTTACTTATAACGAAAGTTATACATCTAAAGACGGATCTACTGAATACTACCTTGACGAAGGAAATGTGATTATTTTACCTGGTGATTTTATGGGTAAAACTGTTTTTGGCGGACTTCCTTACATGAGAAAAATGTCTACAGGAGGAGCTTCAGTTATGATTCCTGGTGTAATAGAAAAGGAATTTTTGCTTAGAGGTTACGACGATGTTAAAACTATTTCAAGCACTTTGGAATTGACTTCAGCACCGCTTGTGATTCCTTTTACCATTGACAAGGTTTATACCTTGAAAGTGTTGTAAGAATTAAAATTTAAAATAAACTAAAAAAGGCGGCTGTAATTAAACGCCGCCTTTTTCATAAAACAAAAAGATGGCAAATAAAAAATACAAAGTCCTAGTCATTAAGCACTTAATCAAAGGAAATCAAGTTGCAGTCGCTGGCGACGTTTTACCAGGAAGTAAATTCATCAATTTGCAAAACTCGTTAGATGGCGGATTTATTGAAGAAGTAAAAGACAAGAAGTCTAAAAAAGACAAGAAGTCTAAAAAAGATAAAAAAACAAAAACCTTGCCTTTAACAATTGATCAGCAAATAAAGCAAGCTAAAAGAATGAAGAAGCCAGAGCTGATTGAGTATGCATCGAAAATAGACGGTTTAGAGCTGCCTGAAGAAGCCACGGTTTCAGATATACTAGAATTAGTTGAAAAAGCTCTTACAGACGCTAAAAATGCAGAATAAATGAGTCGATCTATTTTAGATATGGCTAGAAAATCTGCTAAAAGAGCAGTGACAAAATCAGGATTTCAAGAAGTTATCACTTTAAGGAATCCTGATAATTCTATTGAAGTAGAGGTTAACGGTTTAGCTTCAAAACATTGGATAAACTTTGACACCGACGGGTCGTCTGTTAATTCTAAAAATGCTCACATTTGTATTTCAGAAGACGATTTAACCGAATTAAATTACCCGGTAAGAAGCTTGAATAATGAAGTTAATTTGTTTAATCACAAAGTAATTGTCAAAGACAGTACAAAAACTGACAAAAACTACATTATAAAAGAAACATTTCCTGATGAAACGCTTGGTTTAATTGTCTGTATATTATCTGACTATAATGAATAGAATCACACAAATAATACCAAAACAAGGTTTTGAAGTTGTAAGAGATTTAATAGGTGCTATTTTAAAAGTAGAGCTAGATCATCAGAAGTCGCTGCAAAACTTACCTAATGAAAATAACATTTATGTAGGCAGATCAACTCCTTTTAATCAAAGCGAAGAACTGATGATAAATGTGACAATAGATTCAGCTTCTTACAGTGATAAAAACGCAAGAACAAGCTCAGGAGAAACCAGATTTCATATTGACGTAATGACTAGAGCAGCTCAAACTGAAAACAATCAAGGTGGATATTTGTCAACTTCTTTAAGAGATAAGTATCTAGGAATGATAAGATTTATACTTGAAGATCATCATTACAATACTTTAGGATTTGAAAACGGAGTCATAATGAGTACTTCGGTAGATGGATTTGAAAACTATGAGCCACAAGGAAACCAAGATGCAGCTTTTGTGAAAATGTCAAGACTGACTTATTCAGTTAAAATAAATGAAGAACAATCTGTTTGGAGCGGATTGAATATAAATAGTATATTTACAGACGTAATACTAAACGATACTGAGTTTGGATATCAGTATGAAAATTTAAACAATTAAAAGATTGAAACATGGCTCAGATATCAACAGCTATTGGACTAGATAGAAAATCTAGAGTTTCCGGCTATAAAATTAAAAAAGGTTTTTTTGAAAACAATACGCCAAACTTAAGACAAGTTATAGCAGTTTTCGGTGAAGCTAATGACGCAAATCAGGCTGGTTTAAGTGTTATTAAAAAAGAAATTACATCAGCTCAAGAAGCTGCTGAAGAATATGGGTACGGTTCTCCAATCCATCAACAAATGAGAATCTTAAGGCCGACAGGGAGTGATGGCGTAGGAGGGATTCCTACTATTGTCTATCCTCAGTTATCTGACGAAGCCGCAACAGCAGCAACCGTTGAATGGACTGTGACTGGATCAGCTACTAAAAACGCGACTCACACATGGGTAATCGCTGGTAGAAGAACACTTGATTTTCAGCCTTATAGTTTTACAGTTATAAAAGGCGACACAGCAGAACAAATCGCTCAAAAAATGGTTGACGCTGTGAATTCAGTAATTTCCAGCCCTGTCACTGCTAGTTTGGTTGGCGCTGTGATTACAATTGAAACAAAATGGAAAGGTGATACAGCCAACGAGCTAGTTACAAAAATAGATAATTCAAATAATCCTGCCGGAGTTACTTACTCGCAGACAGGATCAACCGACGGAGCTGGAGCAGTATCAATCGCAGATAGCTTGAGTCAGTTTTCTGAAAGTGAATGGATAACAACTGTTTTAAATCCTTATGGCGACAATACGTCCATTTTAAGTGCATTAGAGCAATTCAACGGAGTACCTGATAACGAAAACCCCACCGGTAGATATGTTGGTAGAATATTCAAACCATTTGTTTCTTTTTTCGGAAGCACTTTAGATGATAAAGACGATTTGTCAAGCATCACTGACGACGCAGATAGAAAAAGCGAAGTGACAAACGTGCTTTGTCCAGCTCCTAAGTCAGAGGGTTTTAGCTGCGAAGCTGCTGCAAACGTTGTTTCGATATTTTCAGTTATTGCTCAAAACTCACCAGAGCTTGATGTGAACGCAAAGTCTTATCCAGATATGCCAACACCAGACAACTCTATTATAGGTGATTTATCTGATTACAACAACAGAGATTTTCTTGTTAAAAAAGGATGCTCAACAGTTATACTTGAAAATGGCTCATACCAGATACAAGATTTGGTGACTACTTACCATCCGGATGGAGAAACCCCTTTACAATATGCTTACCCTAGAAACTTGAATATTGATTGGAACTTTAAAGATGGATTATCTATATTAGAGTCTAGGAACGTCAAGGATCACGTTTTAGTCCAAGATGGACAAGTAACAGACGCTCCGAAAAGTGTTAAGCCAAAACAATGGAAAGCGGTTATTTTTGACTATATTGATGATCTAGCTGTTTCAGCTTTAATTAAGGATCCAGAATTTTCAAAACAATCTTTAAGAGTTGAAGTAAGCACTGATAATCCAGATAGATTTGAAAGCTTCATTAAGTACAAAAGAACCGGAGTGGCTAGAATACAATCAACTGACGTTGAAGCTGGTTTTTAAACATAAATTTTAAAAAAATAATATCATGCCAAAATATCAAGGAGGTGATTTAGTTGAAGTGACTTGTAATCACCCGACTCTAGGAAATTTTAACTTTGCAACTAAATCAGGCGAAAGTTACACAATGGATCCTGGCGGGAACCGTTCAAACGATGATGCTTCGTCTATTACAGGAAACGGAGTGATGATAGATCAGGTTAATAAAGTTAGATGGTCTTTTGAAGGCCCTTTAATTGCTGATTTCTCGTCAAATAACGAAATGGAAAATCTTCCGAAATTAGCTTCCAGCTCAGAGCTAGGAACCTGGACAATTACTCATATATCCGGAGCAGTATGGAGAGGTAGAGGAAAGTTCGTTGGTGATATTCAAATAGACACCAATACAGCTCAAGTTCCTTCTAAAATATCTGGCGGAGGAATATTAGAACCACTATAAAAAAAACAAAAATGAACAAAGGAGCAAAAGTATCAAATGAAGTTGCTATTAAAGAAGTGACTGATTTTTTAAAAAAACACAAAGCAAAAGATTTCAGAAGAGGTAAAATGAATCAGGCGTTAATAAATGAAGACTATATAGACGCCATAGAGGCTGTAGAAGACGGCTTACTTACTTTTGATGAAAAAATGAAGCCTACTTATGAATTAAGAAATCCGCTTTACACAGACAAAGCTGATGCGGCGCTGCATATCAAAAAAGTAGGTTTTAGATCTAGAATCAAAGAAGCTGATAAGAATCTTCTTATGGATGGTTTAGATATGAAAAAACAGATGGGAACATACACTTTGAAATATATCGCTTATATCTGCCAACTTCATGTAGCTGATGTCAAAAACTTAGAAAAAGATGACTTTGAAACATTAAACCAAATCTGCTCGGTTTTTTAAGCAGGTGGTCATTGAGTACTCATGAAGGAGAAATTAAAAGCATTGTGAATGAGTACCACTGGTCACCAGAAATAATAGATAATCTTTATTGTGACGATATAGATTATAAAGGTATTGTTTTTTGGTACGAAAATTTAAAAGAATCCCATAGTCAAATCAAGTAATAATGCCAGCATCAATTAAAATACCAGCAACTTTCACAGCAGTTGACAAATTTTCTGATGTTGTCTCAAAGATGGGAAAAAACGTCAAAAACTTTAGCAAAAAAGGTGTTTCGGCGGTTGAAAGATTTGACAACAGAATGACTTCAAGCTTTAAGAAAATCGGTAGGCTTGGTCAGCTCGCATTAGGTTTAAGTATAGGAACTATCTTCATGTCTGCGGTTCAGAATAATATCGCTTACGAAGATAGTCTTGCGAGTGTTTCTGCGATCACTGGTGCCGTAGGTGAAGATCTTGTTAAGCTTGAAAAATTATCAATGAAAACTGCCAAAGCTAAAAAGATGCTTGGTAAAGATGTTTTGAAAGCTTACGAATTGATTGGTAGCGCCAAACCAGAACTTTTAACGAATGCAAAGCTTTTAGATAACGTAACTAATTCAGCCGTCACTCTTTCTAGAGCAGGTAGAATGGAACTCGAGCCAGCTGCTGAAGCTTTGACTACCACTTTAAATCAGTTTAATTTAGGCGGTGAACATGCTGAAAAAGTTATTGATAACCTGGCAGCCGGAGCAAAATACGGTAGTTCATCAATAACTAACACTTCTGAAGCCCTTTCTAAATTTGGTACTATTGCAGCAGCAACCGGAACAAAGGTTGATGAATCTATTGCTTTAATAGAGCTGGTTTCGCCATTTGAAAAAGGGGCTGAAGCCGGAACAAAATTAAGAAACGTTTTGGGTAAGATGGCTGGTGCAAAAATACTACCTGCAGCAGCTTTAAAAACACTGGAAAAAGCTGGTGTGAATATTGATATTGTGAGCGATAAAACCTTGCCGCTCAGCACTAGATTAAAAGAAATGTCTAAAGTTGGCGCAGATGCCTCTGATGTTATGCAAGTTTTTGGAACTGAAAACGCTGCCTTGGCTCAAGCTGTTTTTGATAATGTTGATAACTTTGATGGCATGCTTGAAAAAATAAATGAAAGCGGTGTAGCAATGAATCAGTCTTCAACGAATACGAATACCTTTAGATTTGCAATAGACAGTATTAAAACATCTTTTCTAAATGTGACAACAGCTACTCAAAGCAATAATATCGTTCTGGAGTACTTGAAAAACTTGCTTTCATTAGTGGCTTCAAATATGGACATAGTTCTGGCGGTTGTTGGCGGATTGATTGCTGCATATATCTTAATGAAAGCTATAATTATAGGAAATACTATCGCGATCGCTGCTTATAATATAGCTTTAGGTGTTTCAACTGCAATCACTCAAAACAATAAAAGAGCTTTGGTCGGGAATGTGGTAGCTCAGACATCTTATAAAATAGCGATGGCAGCCGGAACAGCGATCACCTGGCTAGCAACAGCAGCGACGACAGCCTTCGGGGTTGCTTTAAATTTAGGTCTTTGGCCAATACTTGCTATAATCGCAGCCATTGTCGCTGTTATTTTAATAATTAAAAATTGGTCATCAATTACTAAATGGTTCGGAGAAAAATGGACTCAATTCACAAACTGGATTGGTGAAGCTTGGCAATCAGTTGTTGATTGGTTTACTGAATTTGATTTTAAGCAAATGTTCATAGACATCGGTCAATCAATCTTGAAATTTATGCTTGCCCCGATGAAGGCCATGCTGAAGCTTCTATCGAATGTTCCTGGTAAAATAGGTGCTTTAGCAAAAATGGGCCTAGATAAAATAGATGATATCACTGGTGAAATAGATGTTAAAAACAAATCAGAAGTACTTCCGAGCACTTCTCAAGCGTCAGCAAATTCAGTTCAAAAATCAATAAACGAATCAAACTTAAGAATAGATATAAAAGATAAAGGAGGAAACGTTGAAAAAGTTAGCAGAGGTGGTGATGAAATTCCTGTTTCAATAGGCCCTACCTTAGGAGTTTTATAATTAAAAAAAATGAGCACAAAAGATCTTCAAATACATGAAAACGGAAACGGAGGCGAGCTGCTGATCTACAAAAAAGACTTGGCGACCTCTGAGTCTCTTTTTACTTTAATTTATATAAGCTTATTCGGAGGTAATTACGATTCATCTACAAGCGGGAACGAGCCTGAAAATCTAGAAAGGTTTGATTTTTGGGGTAATGATTTGGTTTTCAAGAATCAAAAAGACAAACAATTTAATTCGGTTACTGAAAAAGCACTCAACGAAACTGTTTTAAATAGCTCAGGGAGATTAAAAATAGAGTCAGCTGTAAAAAGAGATTTGAACAGTTTAAAAAACATTATAGATCTATCAGTCTCGGTTTCAATCTTAAGCAGTACAGAAGTTTCTGTTAAAATAAAAGCTTCAAGAAAGGGATCAAAAAGTGAGTCAGTTTTTCAATTTACATGGAATAACGCAATAAAGCAAGTAATAAATCAAGAGCAAATATAATGTCACAGATACCAACAATAGAAGATCTTTTTTTAAACATAGTTAATGATTTTAAAAATAAACTAGACTTATCTGATTCTCAGTTTAGAAAAGTCATCGATGCTCTTGCTTTATCTTTAGCTGGTCAATTCAAGTTATCTTATCTATCGCTCTCGGACCTGATGGAAAATGTTTTTCCAGATACAGCTGATAGTCAATCAAACGGAGGTACACTAGAACGGCACGGTGGAATTCACTTAGGACGATTACCCAGACCTGCTACTTCGTCAATAATTACTGTTGACATTGTTAACGAAGTAGGATCAACACTTAGGTCTGGTTTAACTTTTAAATCAAACAATGAATCTAAAAATCCTGGAAAAGTTTTTGTTTTAGATGTTGAAAAAACAACCTCATCAAACCCAGAGCAAATAGAAATCAGATCAATCAAAGGTGGGTCTGAATACAATTTAGAAATAGGTGATGAAATAACAATTACAGAGCCGGTTATCGGTGTTGAATCAATTGCCATGGTTTCAGGGATTGTTGAGCAAGCTTTGTCAGCTGAATCAATTAACGATTACAGAGATGCGATAATAGAAGCTATTCAATCAGAGCCTCAAGGTGGGTCAAAAACAGATTACAGGCTATGGGCTAAAGATGCTCAAGGAGTGAAGGCTGTTTACCCGTATGTAAAAGACGGAGAGGCTGGTGTCGTTCAAATTTATGTTGAATCAACAGTTGCTGACAGTTTAGACGGAGAAGGAACACCTTCACAAGCAATGCTTGATGAGGTAAAAAGCGTTATTGATATTGATCCAGATATCACTGTTCCTTTGCTTGAAAGAGGAAGGCGTCCAATACAAGCAACTATTGAAACTTTACCAATATCACTAACTCCAGTCGATATTACTGTGACTGGATTAAATGAATCAACAGCCACAATTCGACAAAACATAGAATTGAATTTAAAAAATTACCTAAGCTTAATAAGGCCTTTTGTTGATGGAGCTGATTTACTAAGAAACAAAAATGACATTTTATATGCAGCTAGAGCCCAGGCAACAGTGACTGATTTAATTGGTTCAAATAACTTTTTTACTTCATTTAATATGTCTGTTGACGGAGTCGCTCAAAATAGTTTTATCTTTAGCAGAGACAAGGTACCATACTTGAGAAATTTAATTTTTAATTAATGTCAAGCAAAACTACTCATAAACCAGAAACAAAGCACGGTTTCAACTCAACTCATAGACACCCAAATTTAGACGAGTCAACTATTGAAGCGTTAAAAGATTTATCGGTACAGCTTTATCCTACCGGAAGAGCATTTTATAAAACAGAAAAAGGGGTTTTTGAAAATTTTCACGAAGCAATTAATTTATCTTTTTCTAGGTTAATTGAAGCAAAAAAGAAGGTCGCAGACAGTCTTTTTCCTGATAACAATAACTTTACCGCTGAAGATGCTTTTTTATGGGAACACAGGCTTGGTTTGATCTCAAATGAAAATTTGAGCTTAGAAACCAGAAAAGATGCTATTCGTAGAAAAATGGGTCACCCAAATAACATTAAACCTAGGCAAAGTAAATCTTTTATAGAGTCACAACTTCGTCTTTCTGGATTTGATGTTTATTTGCATGAAAATCAGCAACCATACCAAACGCCCTTTGATGTAGCTGCTGTTTCTGTCGACAATATTAACCACAGTGACGAAACTGAACACGGGTTAGGAACTCAACACGGATCTGGAAATTTTCTAGTTGTTGCCAACACTATTGAAGTCGATGAAAATTATTCAATAGGCTCTAATAGCTTATGGGCCACTTTTTTTATTGGCGGTCAAAACCTTGGAGATTACGCAAATGTAGAACGAAGCAGATTAAAGGAATTTAAAGAACTTATAATAAAATTGAAGCCGGCTCATACTGTCGCTTTTATTTTTATTAACTTTGTATGATATGAGAAATAAAAGACTATCAGCGAACATCGATAATTCAGACCTGGTTAATTATCCAAACGGAAGGATAAAAGACAGCACAGGAGTTGGTGATGGCACACCAGTAAATGAAAGAATATATGGAGATATTCATGAGTTTTTTTCAAAGCTGATGCGTCAATATGACATTCCTTACAACGGTTTACCTGAAAACGAGCAAAACGGTTACCAACTGATACAAGCGTTAACAGCAAACGCATCTAAAAACGATTATATTTTAGATTTATCTCTAGATCCTGTTGATAGCAATATAATGAGTCTACCAATAAAGATATCAAAACTAAAAATTGGCGAATCGTTTGTTGTTAAATCATCTTTTAATTTAGGAGCCGAAGTGTCGGTTAAAAGTAGTTTAGAAGCTGCTTCAAACAATGCAACTTTCGTAGGCTCTTTTAAGTCTAACGAATACGTAAGAGTTGTAAACCTAGGATCAAGTCTTTTATTCATTAGGTTAGTTGATTCTGTTAATTTAGACAGCTATAACTCAGATCTAGGTTTTTTAAAAGCCGCAAATGGAGCTGAAGTGATTAACGGAGTTTTAGATAACAAAGCCTTAACACCAGAGTCTTTTTTAGAAGCTTTTGCAGAATATGTGACAGGATTAACATCAGATACTTTTTTAGCCGACGCAACTCAGAACGGCTTGTATAGTAAAGAGCACTTTCAAATCGTTGAAAACATTGGTTTAAGTAGAGTTAGAAATGTTGGCTTTTTTGGTCCTTTAGACGCGAACGATGGCTCAGCTCCTTTAGGAACAACCTACCCGGTAAACGGAGACGCTGTCAGTTGTACTGTGGTAGATAAATTTTCAACAGGCGATGTCTACGAAATAGTTTTATCTAATGCAATGGATAATAATAGTTATTTTGTGAAGCAATTTATTGAAAGCACAGGAAACATCGAACTAGATAACGATATCAGGGTTATGGTGTTTAAAAAAGTTTCAACAACAAGATTCAGAGCTTATATTCAAGAAGAAGGAAACGTTGCC